TGTTGTTCAAGGTATGCAATACGAGTAGGGTCAACCTGTGGCAACTCCATCGCCATTTGATGTGCCAACATATTTTGAATAGCTAGATACCACCTTTGGGGGACTTCAATTGAACCTGACAACGCACCTACATCTTGTACATATCTTGAACACCATGCCACAACTTGTGGGCTATAAATTTGAGGTGTAGCCCAAAGCGTCATAATTGGTTGTGGAATAGTGCGATTCAACCAAAATTGAAATGGGTAATCATTTAAAAAGTTCTTGTTTGGCAAGTTTGTATAGTCATCACGATTCATGCGATACAAGGGAATTTCGGTAGGGTTTGAACCAAAAGTTACTTGGTAAACACCTAAATTAACCCCTGCAGTTTGTTGAATACGCCAAAACTTAGCAGTATTTGATGGGTCAAGGTCGTAATATACCCATTGTCTAGCAACCAAGGTAGGGCTTTGTGTCTGCAAAGTAACCCAAGTGCTGTTATCCAATGAATACTGAAGGTTTAGTGTCACAGAACCTGATATTGCAGGTAGGATTCCGACGGTTGTTATGTACACGCCACCTGACAAAGACACACCAATATTTCCTGTATTCGTGGTTAATTGACAAATATTTGTATAAACTCCATCAAAAGCATAGGCAGAAACACCTGAAGAGGAGTATCCCCCTGTTGTGTTGTTGGTAATGGTTCGATAGTTGCTGTTTAAAACATCATTCACACCAACAGGCAAAGCGTACTCGTACTTATCAGGAATCATCCCAATGATGTTCTTTTCAATACACCAATAATGAATACCAAGATTGACTAGGTTTGACAAAACATAATACAAACATTGTTTTGACATTTGGATTTGCTCAGAAGTTAACTCCTCAGCAAGTTTTCCTGCCCTTCTTGCTCCTGAATCTATCATTGATTGCACAGTAATTACAGTAGTGCTTACAGTTCCTGAAGTACTCATTGTATTGCTCCTGCTAATTTTGCTTTTTCTAGTTCTCTTCGCAAAAGTTGTGCTTGTTTTTTATTTGCTTTAACTTCTTCTGTGTCTTTAACGCCAATTTTTTTTTCACATCTTTTTTTAATAAATTCTTCGGAATGTTTTTTTCCAAACATTGGATTTTTATCGCCCAATTTTGACAACATTATTTTTTCTTTAGTTTCTTCTGTAAGATTCCAAGATTTTCCTTTTGAACCTTTGTGCCTTCCCTCTGCATATGCTTTTTTTAAAGATTCACTACGCTTTTGTTTGGTTTCTTCTGATTGTTTTTTTCCTTTGTGAGATAAAGACATTCTTTTTCTTGCTTCATCAGATGGTAAATTTACCCCATCCCCACCTTCGGTCAAATTATATCCATTAGGGGATTTAGTGTTATGTTCTTTAATTAACATAATTTCAATTTTTTTTGCACATTCAACATCAAAAGCATCAGCAAAATGAGTAAAAATAAAATTTTCTATCCCATATTTTTTTATAGCAGAATAAAGTGCAGTATTCCCACCTTTAGCATTTTTATGTTTATTCCATCGTTTTGCTAAAGAATTAGTAATCCCAATATATTGTTTACCATTAACAATGTTAGTTAATATATAAACTTTCCAAATGGTAGTAGAAACTGTGCCTGATGTAGCCATTACCACCCCTTGATGTCATGTTTCTTTATTTTTCCACCATCTGCACATTTCCAACGCCTGAGAGATGCTTTTGCTCTTGGTGCATCTCCTTTAGCATGGGCAACCACACCTTCCATCCTTGCACAAAAGGATTTCTTTCTAGAACCCCCTTGTGGTTGTGGTGCTTTTAAATGGCTTCCTGTTTCTCGGTTGTACTTTTCTCTGCCTTTGGCTGTAAGCCCTGCACCTTGTGAAGTCGGTAATTTCTCACCCCTTCCAATACTGAGTGAAGCACTTCCACCATCTTTTTGCTTTGCAGTTTTAGCAGAATCAATAAAATCTTGCTTTCTAGGAGCACCTTTCGCCCCCACTTTACGCATATGTTCACCACTACCATTTTTAATCCTCTCTTGTTTTTTATGAATATTTTCATACAAGCCACCGCCCTTCATCTTGTCTGCTTTGGCAAATTCTTTACCCACTTTCGTAGGTATGCCAACCTTCTTAGCAAACTTAGGGTCGTGGGCAACTGCTTCCATCAGACGGTGTTGGGCAGGTGATTTGCTTGGCATATTAAGCCTGACTTTCTTGCCATGATAAACGAGCCAAAATTGTGGATGCTGTCGCAGCTGTGTTGAACGCTACTACATACAAAATATCAGGTCCATCAGGAAATTGCCCTGCATAACTTGTAGGAACTGTATTTGTTAATCCACCACCAAGAATTGAATTACCAATACCTGCTACAGCAGTTAAATCCAAAGTGGTTTGTCCTGAACTATTAGTAAACGCTGCAGCGATTGATTCACCACCTGTAAAGGTTGCAGTAGTTGCACTTTGTGATGCTATTTGAACAATCGAACTAGTGGATGTGTTGTTTTGCGTTGGCGATTGAAATGATGTCCATGTAGGCGTTCCTGTTGTATAACCATTCAAAACTAATTGAATCAAGAATGCACCTGATGTAATTACCCCCAATTCTCGCAACTGCAACTGCAATCGGTTAATAATTTCTTTGTTACCTAAAGTACCAACCGTTCCGTTATCAACCGATGGTGCTAATCGAATTGCAAGAATAGGCACAGCAGTTGTTGCAGGTACAGAAACTGTGGTTGTTGTTCCGTAGTTATAAATTAACGAAATATCGCTACTGAATTGACCATCCATAATAACGGATGAACCCCAATGGGAAATAACAGCAACTGAATCAGGTGGAGCATATTCAACCGATACAGGTGGGGTGGCATTGGTTGGTGGATACACAGCAGTAAATGAAGTAGCCACTCCACCACCTGTAGTTCCACGAGTTACACCTGTAAATTGGTCATAGGCTAAACCTGAAGTTGCACCGAATGTAATACCTGTGTAGGTAGCATATTCAATAGCACCATTCGAAGCACTTGCAGTAATTTTTAATGTTCCACCTGCAGGATTAAATCCAAAAGCACTAACAACAGGAATAGTTGTTACGCTTGAATTAATACTTGAATAAAGGGCAGTTACTGCACCTTGCCCATTCGATTCATAGCGTGATGGTAGGTTACCTGAACGCATATATGCTTGGTATTGGACATTGTTATTTTGGAATGCATAAACATACTGAATTGCACCACCAACTTGTCTAAAACCAAATCTAGCTACCCCTGCACCATACCATGAATAATCGATATAGAACATTTGAATTTTAGTTAAATCTAAGTTGTAACCACTTTGACCTGTGCCATCACATGGGTCGTACCATTGTGATTGTGGGATTTTTGTATCTATTGTTTTTGACACAATCGCATTAGAAATAGTCGCACCTTTGTATTCAGGTGTTACATACATGGTTGTATCACTTGCAATCGATATTACACGATGTGATTGACCACGAAGAACAATGTAATCTCCAACAGACACTTGGTTAGTAAAGATTGTTCCTGTACCTGTTACTGTTGCACTATTTTGTGTAAGAACTACTAATCCACTTAATTGATTAATTGAGTTTCTATACACAGCATAAATTTGTTGCCCATCAAACTCAAAAAACAATCCGTTTTGTGCATCAAAGAAACCCAAACGGTTTTTAGAACCATACCAACTATATGGGCTTACACGAACAGGCAATCCATTAGTTGTTAATGCAGTTAATGAACTTGGGGTAATGTTGTTTACAGTTGTATAGGTAAGGGTAGTGGCACTTGGTACTGAAGCAATTTTAAAAATACCATTATAAGTAGATACAACAGCACCAGACACTTGAATATATGCATTTACTGACATATTGTGAGCCCATCGTGTAGTTACCGTTACAGTTCCACCAACTGCAGTCACCGAGGTAACAAACAAGGCAGGTTTCATAATAGAACCTGTTGAGAACTGAATTCCCTTACCTGATTGATAACGGAAGTATCTTCTTGTTTGGCGAATCATTTGTTGGTTAGGTACTGCAGAACCTGCTGTAAAGTTCACAGAACCATCATAGGCACGAGTATCTACATAACCTGAAGGTCTAGCAAACAAATTAGATTGTCCTGCTGTATTGGCGATTGTGGTGCTTGGTGTGCCATTCACATTGGTAAAAGTAAAGGTGTTTGCTGTTGGCACAGTTGCCACAATTTGCGAACCATTAATTTGTGTTGCTGTGGATGGACCTGTTGTGCCTGTAATAAAAATTAAAGAATTGGCAGACAAACCATGTGGATTGGTAGTCGTACAAGTTACTGTAGAACCAACAAAAGTAAATGCAGTTGTTCCTGTTAATGGTAGTCCTGCATTAGTATAAGAATACCCTTGATAAGCATAAGTTGATGTTGCTGAATAACAAGTTGAAGTTAAAACAGGTTGTGCTACTTGAACAGTAAATGATGTGCCACCTGATACACCTGCAACAACATATGCCCAACCATTTGCATTGGTATCTAAACAATCTACAAGAAATAATGATGTACCTGTTGCAACTGTTACATTACTAGATGTTGTAATAACTAATTGATAAGTGTTTGCTTGATTCCCTGCAATGGCAGAAATAGGTAAAGATGCATTAGCAAAGTAATAAAATGATTGACGATTATTTTCTAATCCTAATTGCTCCCACTTACTTGGTTGCTGACCATATTCAAAGTCAGTATCGATGAGAGATTGTGGAGTAGAAACACGAAGTTTATCAACTGCATCATAAGCACCTGATAGTTGTGATTTTTGAATACGAAGTTGGTCTTCTGTTTTAGAAGATGAATTTGTGTAGGTTACAATTTGTGCCATTTAATGCCCCTAGTAAAAAAGTAATAGAAAAGTGAAGCTTGGCTGAGGGGAATTTCACCCCTCATATTGCTTAATAATTCTTGTGATGCTTTTTGTGTGCAGAACCACCATGCTTCATAGGATGACCTGACATTTTTTCATGTCCACCTTCTTTATGCATCATTTTATGCATAGAAGTATGACCATAATCATCATGACCCATTGTCGTATGGTGAGCAACATGACCTCCATCGGCATGATGTTTTACATGACCACCTTTTTTGAAACCTGCAGGTGCTTGATGAATCTCACCTGTTTTACCTGACTTCTTATGTGGTTTGCTTCCATCTTCCATATCGTTTAAGTAATGTTTAGCTTTAGAGTCGTGAATTGTTCCACCCTTTTTGTAACCTTTGCCTTCAACACCTGTAGTTTTGGTATGAAATGACTTGGTTTGTTTTGCACCAACAACCTTGTCATTTACATCAATTTTAGGTTTTAAAGTACCTTTAGTTTGAAACTTATCACCTTTTTCTGCTAAACCACCATCTGCCATTTTGCCACCACTACACATTGCCTTATGATGTTCATGCATCTTTTTGTGATGAGCAGAACCACCTTCTTTGTGCATTTTTAAGTGATGCTTTGCCATGTGTTTATGATGCTCATGAGAGCCTTCAGGATGCCCTGAAATATGATGAGCTTTACCACCATGTTTATATCCTGCACCCTCAATACCACCTGTTGAACCACCTTTTTTCAAACCATGATGTGCTTTCTTTGCACCCATAGATTCATGGTGTTTAAGTTCTTTTTCAACTTTGTGTATTTCACGCTCTTCTTTGCGTTCCATTGCTTTGCTTTCAACTTCACCACCATGTTTACGAGTTAGCAAAGCAGGTTGCATTGCCATTGCTCTGCGTTTAGGCATAGCACTACGCATTGGCATTTGCTCACGCATAGGCATTTCTTTTGTTGGCATCATTGCACCACCCATTGCTTTATGTTTAGCATGACCACCACGCTTCATACCCTCGTGAGCCAATTTATCTTCATGAGGTTCAGTAGTCATTTCTTTAGGTTCACGACCAAATTTTGCTTTCATTTAATTTCTCCTTTAGGCTTGAGCGTTGCCCAATAAGCCTGTTGTGGTGGATTGAGGTCCAACTTGAATTGCAGTTAATCCTAATTCAAGAACTAGTCTTAAAGAGCTATTCAATGTAGCATTTGGTGTGTATGTACCACGAGTATCAGGCGTTACTGAACTTGATGTAAGCGTTGGCACAATCGATGCTGTACTAGCTGAATAAGTTCCTGACACATTCACAAATGTACCTGCTAGGTAGTTAGCCTGTGATGTTGATACTTTACCTGTAGTGCCTGAAACTAAAGTCCACCAATAGTTTGTACCTGTAACCAATGGGGCAGGTGGCGTACCTGTGAATTGAATAATTGTGCCACTTGCAGGAGCATAAGGAACAGTAACAACCCCAGGGGATGCTGTAGTAATCGCTGAACTAACTTGGGTAGAGTAAGTAGTTGTATTAGCGTAGAAACCTAGTGCTAATGTACCTGAATCGAATGCTAGTGAACCTGAAACTTTATTACTTAACACATAAGATGCATCGCTAATTCTGCAAGGCAAACCAAGCACATTGGATGTATCTACTGATACTGCAACTGTAGTACCACCTGAGAATGCTACGCTTGATACTTGGAAGAATGCTTTACGACCTAGTGTTTGTGTTGATGCAACCGTACCTGATTGAATAATTTCAGTCATTGGTTGGTTGTAGTAATCATATCCTGAGATAGTGATTTGTGCGTTGGTTGGTGAACCTGATGCAGTTGTTACTGCTACTGCTCTTGGGTAATCTAATTGCGTAACAATAGTACCATCTGTTCTTGTTACTTTGGTTGTACCACCTGTTCCGTTCGCTAATGATGCACCACTATAAGTTGTTGCTACAGTAGGTGTTTTAGCAGATAAAACAGATGCTGTTGTGCCGACTGCAGGGACAACATCATATAAATAAACACGACCCATTGGACCAAATCCTAAATCCATAGGGGATGGGTTACCAAAGGCGTTGTTGGCGTTTGTTCCTACATAACTAGGGGCTGACCCTAAAAATAAATCATCGCTGAACTGAGGCATAAAATTTCTCCTTTGACCATGAAGTCTAGAAAATTAAATATAAAACGATTTTCCTTTTTGGTGGTTAATCGTTGCTGGTATTACTTGTAAATTTGATGGTACATGAAATCCTGACACTTTGTTCCCATGAAGAGGAATAATGTGGTCAACTTGCCATTTAAAATCAAACATATTACTTCTTACTTTTGCTAAATCATAAATTTCTTCAATCATCCATAAATCATCTTTGGTTAACCAATTAGGTGTTCTATTTTTTATTGAAGCTCTTCGTTTAGCAGATTGTGCCGATACTTTTTCTGAATTTTCTTTTGACCAAAATCTTTGATAACAAAGTTTGCAAAGTCCTTTAGAAAATATAACATCGTTACAATTTACTTCTTTACACAATCCTATTGCAGGATTTCTTTTATCAACTATTGAATTAAAATTAGAGTTTCTAAGCAATCTATTTCTATGGGCAGAACATAAACCCATTCCTTTATATTTTGCTTTGTTAACACAATCATTAGCAGTACACATTTTATATGTACCTCTTTTTAATTGTCCTTTAACTCCTGCCATTTAATCCTCTAGTTAAAAATAAGGGGGTTTTTAACGCCCCCTTTACTACATTACGCTCCTGATGTACCGTAAGCACAGCGTGGGTCTGTGAAACCAACCTGATAGCGTTCTGTTGCTTTGTAACGCATAGAATCAGTTTCGAAATCCCCTTCCATTGTCTTCTCTAATGCTCTACGCATTAACACTTTGAAACCTTCAGGTGCATCAGTTTGAATCCACCAATTGGTTTGTGATGTTAAACGAGAAATTACAGATGCTCCTTCTGGTAACAATCCAATTGATTTAATTGGGTTGATATCGTTGTTAGCAGTACCTGTTCTTAAAACAGACTTTAGAAGCACTTCAGCTTGGAAAGTATTGCCTGGGGCAACAATAAGCTTTAATGGTTGTAGGCGAATCTTCTTACCATTGTTATCAACTGCTTGGCGAACTTGAATTAACATCTGTTCGAGAGATGTTTGAGATAAAGCTGCCGCTGTAGATAACTGATTAGAGAATGAACCTGAAGCAATTGGGTGTGCTGTATTGATTAAAGATACACCGTCACCACCTGTGTATGAAGCATTGAATGCACGATTCAGTACATTGGCACAAAGCAATTCTTTAGTTTCCACCAAAGATTGAGCTAAGTGCTTCGCATAAATAGCACCTAAACGGATGTGGTCACCATCTTCAACTAAAACTCTAGTTAAAGCAAATGCCAAACCGAATACTTGGTAAATATAGCGTTGTAAGAATAGAACACCACCTTGTTGATAAGTAACAGGTGAACCATCAGGTAACTGAGGTGCTGCACCGAAACCATACAACACAGGTTCTTCATGGTAATTACGAGGAATACCTGATTGTTCTCTGAAAACTGTAGACCATTCATCTGCTCTTTGGTCGTACACACCATCAAAAGACTCGTTCAATATAGGTTCTACAATTGAACGGAAGTCCGTACTACGCATTGGGGCTGCCATAATTTATTCTCCTATATTAAACAGTTGCAGTATATTGACCAAAGAAGTTGGTTGAAGTTAGCATTACACGAACTACTGTGTATGCATCACCCCATGCGTTATCAACTCCCTGTGCTAAATCTACCACACGCATTTGACCTTGGTTACCGTTAGCAACTGCTGTTGCTGAACCGAGGGTTGCTTGTGATAGTCCTGTTACGGTTGAACCTGCAGTAATGTTTGTAAACATATACTCGTTACCGATACTTGTTTGAGCCATTGAACCATCTGCTTGGATTTCATAAACGATGTTTAAGTCGTTATAGAAGTAAGCGTTAGTTACTGAACCTGACAAAACAGTTGTACCTGCAGGCCAGTAGTTGGAAACCCTTCTGCGACCTGTTGTATCGGTGAATTCACACCCTTGAAATGAACCTGCAACTGCATAAGCCTGTGATGTTGAAGCACCTGCTTGTGTAGCTGCAGCGATGATTGTTCCGTTGGCAGAACCTGTTGAGCCCACATTGGCTGCGTTGACATAGGCAACAGGTTGTCCCTTCAGAATATTGGCGTTATAGCCTGATGTGATTCCGTTCTGTAAGCATTGTGCTCTTTCCAACCCTGTTGGGAAAAAAGAAGGTCGCAAACCGAACGGAGCATTTACTGATGACATAAATAATACTCCTTAAAAAAGTTAAAAGAAAAAATTTCAGTTATAAGCTTTATTCAAAGCTACAAAGCAAAATCGCTTCTAACGCAATTTTAAAAAATACTACTTACTACAACCTATTTAACTAAAAATAGGGGCATCCTTCGATAAGTCTTGGTCGAAACCATCTTCATAACCATTACCCTCGTATCCACCCAATTTTTTACCATTGGAGTCTCTTGCGTTTAACAACTGTTCTTGTTGGACTTTAATCTTATCCTGCTCATCCATCGGAGACCAATGGTGTACTTCAGCCATGTAGTCTTGATAAATGTCGATTGGAAGTTTGTAAAGTACCATCTCGTTACACGCAACAAACCCTTCCATTTCACCTGCTTTTACACGAAAGTTTTCAAAGCCAGGGACTTCATCGGCTTTTACAGGCGTGTAGCCTATGCGAATACGCTTATGGATTGGGTCATACTGATGGGTAGTTGATAACCAACAGGTATGAAAACCTGGGATTTCAGGTGCAGTTGGCAATGCTTCTTGAGTAAACTCGTCACGAAACATTTTATTTCTGCGTCTTGTTGATTCAAATTTGTTTTCAGGTGCTTCTCTGATGGTATCTTTACTACCACGAGCTTGTCTACCTGCTTTGTTATTGCGAGTTAATCTAGTATCCATTATTGTTGCCCCTTATTCTGTCTGTCATAGTTGCGATAATAATCTACCATCTTCTTCTTACGCACAGGGTCATTCCAAGCCCCTGATTCTTTCATGGCAGACACTCTCTCAGGGGACAGTACAAAACTACTGCCCTTAGAATTTGATACAGATTCTCTTCCTGAACTAGTCACAACAGACCTCGGTCTTTGGTTACGATTATTATTGTCATTATAACCATTGTTTGCAACTTCAGGTAAAACTTTTTTTACACGATACGACAATTCATCCCAATAATCTTCCGATTCAGGGTTAAAACCATCACGAACAAGCTGTTTATCGATAGAAATAGTGATATCACGCTCTTGGGAGTCTTTAGATGGGTCATACCAAGGGTTTTCGTCTAGCCATTCAGCCATTAATTCTTGTGTTCGAGTAGAAGGCACTTGAATATTAGGGCGTTGTTGGACTTGATTTGCTTGGCGTTTGTAACCATTTAATGTTTCAATGTTGCGTTGGGCTTCATACAACATCTCGTTGGCTTGAATTGCTAGTTCACCATTGCTAGTGCTAACTGCTTCTTGCAACTTCATCTTTGCGTATTCTAATTGAACACCTGCATCTTCAATTGCTTTATCCATCCGAGCAAGTTCTACGCCTGTGGTTTTCTTTTCACTTACTGCCACACGCTCTTCTAACTGCTCAATTTGCTTCTTTAATGAATTAATAAGTGCATTAGATTCTCTTGCTTTTTCACGATGAATGACCTTCTTGTTGCGTCTTTCCTCACGCCTTTGTTCACGAATCTTTTGACGCTCTTCATCTACTGCACCACCATCATCAAAGTTATCATCCGTTCTATACTCGGATTTATCTGTTTGTTCAACCTGACCTTCTTCATTAGGTAAATCTACTACTGCTGAACCATCATCTGATTCATTAATTTGTAATTCTAATTTATCCATTGGTGTCATACAATTTTCCTTTCAAAAATTTAAATGAACGCTTTGATTTCTCTTGGGTCACCTGTTACTTTGCCAATGAGTTCGTGGTCGTTAAAGAATGTGAACAATGCCTTCCCTTTAGCACCTTTCTCGTCTACAAAGTCAATCTCCCATCTATCACCACCCCATTTAGGAACACGAACGAAGTCACCTACTTGTGCCCAAGCACCTTCTGGCCACGCTTCCATCGTTTCACGATTTCTAAATGCCAATCTACCAATATCAATGACTTTTCCAATCATCGTGTTCCACTTTTCGGTTTCTCTAGTTTCTTCAGAAAGAATAATTCCTGCTGATGTTACCTTTTCCTTTACAGCTCGTAGTTGAATCAATACTCGACCACCATACGGTGTCATTAATGGGTCAACTGTTGGAAATGCTTCATCTAGTGTTTGTTCGATATCATGCGACATCTTTTTCCTTTTCGTTTAGTAAATAATCTAAAATTGTCAAAGCTTCATCCAAGCCTTGATACCTTCCTACATAGCGTTGGTAACTTTCGAAATTAGCAAAGTTTCCTGTTACCATCGTTTCCATCACCTTGGCTTGTTCAGCCTTGAGTTCATTGATAAAAGAGTTAATAAGTTGCATTAACAGCCCCTACCACTTTTCTTTCCCACCTTAATAGCAATCATCAACCCTTTTGGGGCTGAAGCCTTACCACCGTTTTTATGTGTTGCTATAGCATGAACTTTTGGTTCAAGGTACGGTTGCTTGTTACTGCTATCGTTTACCAATGTTCTGACTTTGCTCTCAGGATATGCTGTCTTTTTCCCTTGGTCATTCCATTCAATGTCAGATGTTTTTACTTTTCCACCTGATTTGTATTTGGCTACTTTGCCACCTGTTTTAAGGTGATTTGCTTCTTCCAT